ATGAAGGATGGATGTTTGGATAGTAGATCAACTGGTTTAATCGCCATTTTGAGTTTAGAACGTTTGCATGTCTTGACAGAAAAATCATATGCATCTGAGGGAGAATTTCAGTCTGGGACTGGGTTTCCCAAAGTTACATGGGCAAAACCCAATAAATATGATAATTTTCACACATTGATATCTGATTCTGATATTGGTGTTCATTTACCAGTTGATAATGATGATTCAATAAAATATTATGGAGATTTGGAGAAAAATCAACCTCCATGTGACGTAAAAGGAAAGACTGATCATTATAAAACTCCATTTTATGGTTGTTTTGAAGAGACAAAGAAACCATCCGCTTTAATTGAAGCACACGTTCCTGATACTTCAAAATTGCTCAATGATAGTCGTGGTAATCCATCTATTTTAGTTACTCAATTATCGGGTTATGCAGGAAAAACTTATGAAATACCCGCTAATATTATGTCCACTATGATTGAACAACTGAAAGAGTATATGATTGAAGTTATGCAAGGTCATGCTATGGGAACATCATCGAATAGCAAAACTGCGATGTGGGAAGCTTTGAACGGACAATACTTCAACGATGATTTCGATAAGTTGAATGAAAAGAGTTCAGCAGGAATACCATGGACCAATCTCGGAGCTACCACTAAAAATAATTTCTTGGAGAGAAAACGAATCTTAAATATGTATCGAACTTCTGGTGAAGATAAATTCGTTGAAGGCTTTTATCTAAAAGATGATAAATTGACTAAATACTTTAAACGAGTGTTTAACAACAAGATTGAGCAAGCAAAGAACCTTAAACGTACTTTTAGTATATGGAAAGCATGTTTGAAAGATGAGCTTCGTAAAGTAGAGAAAGTACATTATGGGACAACAAGAGCTTTTATAGCGCCTCCAATGGAATCCTTCTTGATGGGAAGATTCCTTTTCGGTAGATGGAAAGCAGCTTTCAAATCTAATCAAGAAAAGCTATTTCACGGATTGGGAATCGATATGAAATCATTAGATGTGACAGATTTTATTTCTAAATTTAAGCAGTATAAATATTTCATGGATGTCGATTATAAAAACTTTGACCAGAAGTTATTGGCTCAGTTTATCAAAGCAGTTGCAGTTATTATAACCGAGACTATTCGTCATTATGAAAAGAATGATGAGTATGCTAATGCACGTTATGTATATTTTGAGGAACTTATACATACCATCATTTGTGCATCAAAAACTTTATTTATGACCAATCGTGGAAATAAATCTGGTAATGTACTAACTACTGAATTGAATTGTTTAGTCAATTTCTTGTATGGTTGGTATGTGTTTATTAAAACAACTGGTGATACTAGTTTACAATCATATTTGAGATATGTCAGAG